CGATCACAATCAGGCAAGATCACAGCAGCACAAACACTACAAACAACGTCAAAAACAATCTTTCCCTCTGTCTCGGAGTCCGGGCTCCAATCATTGGACGAGGCAAGATTGTCATTGTTTTGTATTTTCCTGCCCGGTTTACTGTGTGTGCTGCCGTGATCTTGCCTGATTGTGATCGCGTTGTTTGTGTTGTTTGTGTCTGCCCCCGTCAAGCGCGAGTTGAGAATGCCCTAGCCACCCTTAATTGCGTCGGCACTTCCATTTGCAATACCCAGCCTACAGTCAGAGCTGGCGACTCTAACCCCGAAAGAATTCTTTTTTGTTTTTTTATTTTTTGTTTTTTTGAATTCTATGTTAATATTTTAATAATTTATTTCATTCTTAATATAGGGAGTCATTGAATAAAGATTGTTATATTTGCTTGTTTTTGTTTTTATATTTTTGTTTGTTTTATTTTTTCTTTTTTTTCTTTTTTTTATTTTTTTGTAAGGCTAATTAGTACATTAATTCCTGAACATCGCCGCGACATCTCGGCGTACGTTCGCATCCACGTTCTGAGCACTGGGTTTAATACTATCTATGATGTCTTTGATCTCTTTGGTTACCACATTGTTTACATTGGTCACATACTGCTGGCAAGCCATAGCAAAAATATCGTCATAGTTCTCCAAGTTAGACGGATCGCGAGGGATAATTGGGCTTTTGGCCAGGGTGCTCTTGGGATAGACCTTGATGATGAATGTAAACAACTTGTCCCTTAGGACTCCAATTGCATCTTCGTCGATTTCGGCAGGGTCACCATCCAATAAGAAAAACGCACCCATGTGATGCGCGACGGGGTTTCCTTTGATGGCGTCTGACATTTCCTTGAGCAATTCGATCTGATGCTTGTCATATATCAGTGGGAAGATAGGATGAGTTACAGCCTTCCTGAGACATGCAACTGCAAGTCCAATCTTAGCGGTCCCAGCTGGATAACTTCCCAGTCTCATTTTGACGTCTTCTGATAGACCGACAGTGATCTTGCCACCCACAAGATTCACGTGCTTGAGATTTCTGTAGCCAAGTGCAGCTAAAACAGCATGCGTGCTCGCCCAATGGCCGATGGTGTGGAAGACGGTGCGAGCCATGTCTACATCAACATTCCGAGGAGCAAAAATCGTGTTGAAGACTTTGGCGGCAAATCCGGTGAACTGGCCTGTGCCAACATGATGGTTGGTCTGGAAAAAGGTGATCTTCGTGGCGATAACCACGGTGCCGGCTTCACTGATGTCGCTCTCGTCTATGGTCCCAGTAAATGTGCTTCCTCCTGAGCCACTCACCTTTACTACGTCATCCGAGGAAATATCCACGAGCTTGGCAGTGTAGATAAAGATGATGGCCCCTACAATCAATTTTCCGAATTCAGCGTTGTCCAAAAGACTTTGGTCGACGTGCGAGATGGCGGTGATGATGTGCTCAGCACTCTTGTAGTCGTACCGCTTGTCAAGGTGTCTCAGCTTCGTGTCGATTGGAAGCGCTCTGTCCACTCCGGTGCTTACTCCGACGAATACGGACCCATTCGTCGTGATCTTCTTCAAAATATCGTTAACAGACATAAGCAAGTTTTAAAATTCAAATTTTTTAGCAGCGTATATGAAAACACCGAGGTGCCTTACACAGGCGAGAGGCAAGAAAAATTAATTAATTATCGCTAGAGCCCGGACGGCGAACCGATTCCCCCTCTTGTTAGTGTAAGTGTTTGTAGTGTTTTTGCTGCT